GCCGCCTCGTATTCGGCAAGGTCAGCGGCAGGCACTAGGTCTAAGGTCGGCCAGCCATCATCGCGGGCATGCCATTCTGTCCATGCGCGGTGGGGGCTAGGCACGGCGGGCCTTTAGAGCGGCGATGCAGATTGCATGGGCGGGGGTGGATGCTTTGACCTCACCGCTGCGAGCCATATGATTGCCCGTCCACATTTTGCCTTTATCGTCCGGTTGCCACTCGACAACCGACGCCCACGGTTTGTGATCTGGCGGCTGAGTGCAAAGCGTGTAGCCCCACCCCTCCGGCACCAGCGTAAGGGCCGCGTCGATGCTGGCGGTGTAGCGTCCGGGAAACACGCACTTAGGCGGGGTTCGGGCGTCTTCACCTGTGGCAAGCCACCAGTGGCCTTTATCGTAACGCCAGCCATAGCCGCTCTCGACAATCGGGCCGGGAACCTTGTCGGGATAGACGGACGCGAAGACCTCCGCGTCCAACTCCCTGCACGGCCCCGTCGCCGCCTCAAGCCGCTCAATCAAATCATCCATCACCCTCTCCCCATGATAAACCACCACCACGGCGCGCGGCGCTCATGGCTGCGTCGCCTTGCTTGTGTATCGGTCATGCACTCGCAACCACTCCGCGAATGCACGGTTCATCGGCGTGTCTTTCATCGGGAAGGGCTGGCAATTGCCCTCTTGGTCGTAAATCCAAGCGTCAATCATGGCTGCGTCTCCGCGAGAGCGGCGCGGGCGGTTTCGTCACCACGCAACATCAGTTCGGTAAGAATTGCCTCACGCCCGTAAACGTGGATGATTTGAGAAACGGAAGGCCTAGCAATGCTGCCCCGCAACAAGTTCGCATGAACAGCATTCGGGTCAGCCAACGCCTCCCGCAGCGCGTCCCTCTCGGCTGTCAGCGCCTCGACTTTGGCCTCAGCCGCCTGCGTCACATCAACCATTGTCGTCGTCCCATTCCCAATCCGAGTCATAGTCAGAGATGCGCCGAGCCCTCCGGTCGCGCCGCTTGTCCTGGTGGACTTGGTGACGCTGCTGTTCGCCGCGAGCGAAAGCGGTTGCCACGGGGTTGCGCTCCCTCTTCATTGCCCGCCCTCCAGAACGCGCACGGCAACGACCTCATCCGGCTCGACGGACATCCAGTGACCATCATCCTCGGACAGCATGAACTCGACGTTGTGCTGGGTGTAGCCGACGGCAAACACGCGATGCTCGCGACCGCTGCTCGCCATGCGAATGAAAACCATGTGGCCGAGCGCGATCGCCTCACGCGCAACCTTCATGCGTTCGTGAACTGCGGCGCGCATCAGAACATACCCCACATGTCCGAGCCCTCAAGCTCCATCATCATCTCCTCGTCCTGCGCTTTGACATGCGGGTCCGACGCAACGCTCACCAGAGTGCCGCCCAGGTTTGTGCGACACCAATCTGCCGCCTCGGTCGAAGCCCACATCTTGCCCTTGAAGAAGGGTGACATGACAGCAGGCGTGCTGATGGCGAAGGCGTCGTTCTGAATGTCCCAGCGAACATTGAGAATCTTGTCGCGCCAGACAGCCTTGCGCCTGCCGCTCAAACCTTTGGGCAGCAGCGCCAAAGTCTCGGCGCTAATCTTTCCTTGGGGGCCAGTTCCGGTCAGGCGAATGAGATCCTCTGCACTCGTGCGCCTGAGCGAACTCGTCGCCCAGGTCTCCCAGTGCCAGAAGTCAGGTTTGCCTTCCCAGTGCTTGATGAACTGGTAGAGTCCGTCGTCGCCCTTGACCACGCGGAACTGGTGGCCATTGCGGTTGACGAACATGATGGGGGCGGTGCGCCACTCGTCACCATCTTCGAAGTGGAAGATGTGAATGTCGTCGGCGATCGACGTCACGTTGGGACGGTCATACGCCGCCACATGCGTCATGATCTTCGCTCTGTAAGCGGGTGTGCCGCCCTGCATTTACCTTCTCCTAGCTGTCACCGCGACTGCGTGTGTGTTTCGTTTAGCATGCGCAGCGATTCGCGCAAGTGGGCAATGAAAAGCGCGCTAGGTTTTAATCTAGCGCGCTAATCTGTCAGCATAGCGCTAGGTTGCGCTCAGACGGTCGAGAATTGATTTGGGGAAGCTTTTAGGTGTTCTGGTAGCTTCAAGCGATAGAATCGCTCAGAAGCGCTTAAAATCGGTCACCCTCCACCGGTCATTGCACGTTAGCCCCAAAGGGGATCGTCAGACCGCGGCGGGCAACATAGAGGTTGGCGTAGACACAGGTGACCTCGCTGGCATTCCAACCGCCGGCCGCTGTTTCGTCATCCTCGCACTTGCCCGCTTCACAGTGCTCCGCGGTGCCCTCGATGAATTCGTCCAGCATCGATTGATCGACAGCAAAGAGATTGGCGCCGATCATGCCGAGCATTCCGCTCTTTGACGCAAGGTCGAGCAGCGCCTGCTCCTCTTCGTTGTCGCCCACAAGTCGCATGAGGCCGAGCTCCAACATTCGAATGGCGAAGAAGAGGCGATCCTTGCCACTGAGCATTCGGATCGCGTCAGCCATCATCTTCATGTCGGCTGCGCTCTTGTGAGAGGGCAGGCGCCCCAACTCTTCGGGAGTTGGGGCGCGCGGGTCGATGTTGAAAGGCTTGTTCACGCAGCTTCCTTCTGCTCGACCTCAACGTCGGCGGGCAGTCCGAGTTTGACGTTGAGGTTCTCGGTCGCAACCACGATCGCCTGCGGCTTGGGCTGCATGCCTTGCTCGATCAGAATGGGCTCGGCGATCGACATGACTTCCGGCCAGGCCGCTCGCAGGGCTTTGGCGGTGTAAATCGGAGCCAGCGTTGCCCTGATTTCAGCGCGAGCCAATCCGATTTCCGTGTTGAGGGCATTTCGGTCGGCGACAAACTTCTCGAAATCCGGTGCGACCTCGTCATGGTCCATGACATCGATCCGCGGGGTGTAGCGATCGTTCCAAACACGCCGGTGGAGAAATTTGAGTCTTTCGACCGACATACCCTTCGCGCGAGCATCGACGGAATCGATGCTATCGACGAACGGGCTGTAGAAGTTCAAAGTGATGCCCACAGCGTTCGCCTCGTCAAGCTGCCGCTCGAATTCTTCGGGCATGCGCAGGCGGTAGACTCGCAGGGCGATGGCATCCTCGCGAGCGGCCATTGCCTTCTCGCGCTCGGCAAAGGCGTGTTCGATCAGAGCCTGTTTGATCTTGTCGCGGATATAATTGGTGATGCGCATGTGTTGTTCTTTCCATGCATCTGAAACAAACTTGGGGCGCATCGCTGCGCCCCAAGCCAGGAGTGATCTGTTAGGCGGCGAGCAGTTCCAGCTCGCGCACCAGACCGTTGCTGGCCGGAACCAGCTCACGGGGGTTTGCAGGGTCGGGCTGCGCGATACCGAGCGCCTTGAAGAGCGCCGTCATCTGCTGCGCCTGCGCACGAGCGGTTCCGAGCGACTTGCCGTCAGCCTGGTAGGCTTCGACCAGCGTCTTGGCGTTGATGCGACCATTGCTGAGGAGCGTCTTGACCGCCAGCTTAGTGAAGCCCGAGAGCTTCTTGCCGCTGGTGATCGCCTGCACCACGTTGGTCGCCTTCTCCTGCACCTTCTTGGCGTTGATGCTGTCGAGCGCGGACTTGAGCGCAGCGTCGTCCATGTGGTCGGCCACATCGCAGAACTGGCGGGTGACGAGTGGCGCAGCGGGCGACGCTGCCTTCTTCGAAGCGCGCTTCTTGGAGGGCTTGGTGTCCTCGGTCGCTTCGATTTCAGCGAGGATCGCATCCTCGTCCTGCTCTTCGAGCGATACGTCCACGTCTTCGGTCGCCTGAACTTCCACTTCGGTCTGCTCCGTGGTGTCCTCGACGCTGGTGTCGGCAGCTTCGAGTTCCGCGAGAATTTCGTCCTCGCTGATGTCGGCGGTGTCCTGCGGGGCGTCGGTGCTTTCGGTTTCGTTCGAAGCTTCGACGCCCTCGATCAGGGTGTTTTCGTCAGCGCTTGCGGCGGGTGCCGGTGCCTTCTGTCGCTTGGCCATTGTCAATCAACTCCTCGTTTTTCGAGTCAGCGTCATTGCTGCTCGATGAGTCGTTGATAGCTGCATGCGTGTCAGCATGCAATTGGCTTTCCTGTTCGGCAGCGGTGGCTTCCGCGGTGGTCGGTGCGCTCATAATATAAGCGTATTCGTTGCGCACTTCCCGACGCGCGACACTGAGCGTATCCCGCAGTGCCATGAGAAGATTGGTATTCTCGCCGGCCGCTTCCGCTTCAGTCGCCAGCGAATCGATAGCGGTCTCCGCAGCATCGATCGCGGCGTTGCACGAATCGAAGGTCGCATCCTCACCGAAGTTGAAGGCGATGAAGGGTCCATCGGTGGCGATGAATGCGAAGGCATCGTTGCCCGCATGCGTTTCCAGTGCCACAAGTGCGGCGGTCGGGGGAGCAAAAGTGATGAACATGGCAGGTATTCTCCTATATGGGTTTCGAGCCGTATATGGCTCAGGGGTTGAAGTTGAAGAAACCGATCCGGCGCCCTTCAAAGAAGCACTGCGCCATCACGAGCACGTCGTATTCGGCACTGTGGGCTTTGCTCGGGTCGTATGGGACATCGAGACATTCGGCCAACTCGCCAAGTCGAGGGTTCTTGCCATTGTGGGTCGCCCAGCGAGCTTCCGTCATGGTGTCGAACGTCTTGGGCCAGACGATATTCTGTCCGACCCGCTTCATTTCGCGGTCGATGAAAGGGACGTCGAAGAAGTCACCATTGTGCGCCACGAAGCCGATCGAAGGTTCGATCACGCCGCGGATAGCAGGCGCAACGATATCCCAGGTGGGTTCGTGCGCGAGGTCTTCGAGGCTGATGCCGTGAATTTTGTGAGCCTTCGCCTGGATTTTGCACAGCGGGTTACAGCGCCAGAGCCACGTCTTGATGTGCTGCTCGGTGTCCAGATCGAACTGCGCAAGGCAGGTCTCGATCACTCTTTCATCGGGTTCGTTCACGCCCGTTGTTTCGATATCCCCGAAGGTGATGATGCGCCGCGTCACAGTGCCTCTCCGTCAACAGCAGCCAGCCTCAGCTTGCCGAGCGGCGTTGTCGAAGGCGGTTCGACCGCCACTCGCTTGGTCGTGAGCCTGAGCCCCACGATCGGAAACGCCTGGCCGTCCTCCGTCACTGCCTCGATTTGGCCGATTTCGACTTCATAGGAGCCGAAATTCTGGCGCTTGATTTCGGAAGCAAGCGCCTTGAGCAGCAGAGAGTGGGATACAGAAACGGTTTGCATCAGGCGTAGACCCCATACTTCGAACGAAGCAGATTGTCGGCAAAGTCGATCACCGCATCCAGCCGGTCGTCCAGCTTGAGGTTGTCGCGCGCCAGCTCGCCGTTGGGAATGCTCAGTTCGCCCATCAGCCCGCGGACGAGCAGGTGGTGGTGCTCCTGATAGGCGAGGTTGGCGCCAGGTTTGCCATCCATAGGCTCGAAACTGATGCCTGGCGGGACCAGGATAACAGCGTCGAACAATTCGTTGGTCAGCCGCACGGCGCGGTCGATGTATTGCAGAACACCCTCCTGAAAAGCAGGCGAACCGGTGTTCGCCTGCATGTCTGCAACAAGGTATGCAGCAGCATCGAGCGGACATCTATCGGCAATGAATACCTCATGATCGCGGAAGCTCTTTTCCATGGTATCAAGGATGACCTCCTGCATCTCGCGGAATGCAGGGGCGTCCCGTCGATGGTGATCCATGTCAAAGTCATACCGCAAGGCAATGGCACTGACGGAGCTGGCGACAAACGGCACGTCATTAACCTCCGAATAGAGCCTGGCGAGCGTGGATTTTCCAACGCGATGCGCGCCACACAACCCGATTCTCATACTGAATTTCTCCATCTGTTAGATTTGCTGAATGGGCAGCGGCACCCAGGAAGCCCATCCGCACGGCTTGGTGCAGATGCTGTTTCCTGGGCCACCGTCGCCCTGCATGAACTCGCGCCACAACACGTCGAAGCGACCCGTCATGACCCGCTTGCGCCCGTCGAAGCCGGTAAGCAGAACGCGAATTACAGGGGCGAGCTCCTCGGCGTCATGGTGCATGTGTGTCATTGGCTACGCACTCTTGCGCGCAAGAGGGCGCTCGTCCCACTGACGACGAAGCTCCGCGTCGATGTGGGGTTCGGGTGCGTGGTTCTCGGCCCAGCCATCCGGCTTGACGATCTTGCCGTCGGTTTCACGGCGCTTGACGAAGGGCACGCCGTTCTCGTCGATGTGCAGCTTCGCCATGTTCGCGTTGTGAACCACATCGAAGATCGACTGCGGCATCACGCCGAGCTCCACCATGCCACCCAGCGCGAAGTAGAGGATGTCGGTGTAGGCATCGACCTGATCGCGAAGCGTCTTGGCGTCGCGAAGCTCGTCACACTCCTCCTCGATCCAGTCAGCGCGAGCCGAAGCACGGTCGAACGGCTGAATGATCGGCCGATCGGGGGCAGGGTGGTCGAACGCCTTGTGGAACTCGCGAACCTGCGTGAAGGCGACGTTCAGGCCGTAGAGGATTTGAACGGGGGCGGCAGTGCTGCCAGCCCCCTCGTTGTTTTCAGCCATGTTAGATCCGCTTCAGCTGGTTGGTGGTGATGATGGGAAGACCGTCAGTGCCCACATCAAGCGAGAGGTCCGCGAAGAAATGCGGGGCGTATGCGAACGCATGCGGGAACATGGCGACAGCCAGGCGGCGAATTTCGAGGTCGGCCGGCTCGTCACCGCGCAGCGTGAGAATGTGGCGAAGCTCCCGCAGGTTGACGCTGAAAACGAGGCGCGTCTCGGCGGCGTTGGGGAGCACCGCACGCGCAGCTTCATTTGCGCGCTTCTTGGCAGACACAGCCGCCTTCTCGTCACCTTCGATCGCCTTCGCTGCCTTGGTCAGGAACTCCTGCTGGCGCACATAGGCGTCGATCGAGGTTTGGCAGATGTTCATGAAGTCGGACAGGTTCGACAACGTGGATTGCGAGAGCTTCGAGAAGTCATCCTGCTTGAGCGGTAGGTATCCAACTTCATCAGCGACCGCGTTCGCCAGCAGGGGCGGGACGATGAACCGCATGTCCTTCGCATCGACGTAGCGCTGGCTCTCCTGGCTGTAGCCGGTGCCGACGCGGTGCCGAATAAGTTCGTGGGTGAGGGCGCGCGAAACGCCGGTGATCTGGAAGTTGAGGAAAGCATGCTCATAGATCGAGCCATGACCCTGACTACGAATGTTCTCGTGGTATTCGGCCGATCCGCGACCGACCTTCCAGCTGCGGTAGCACTGGCGACCAGCGAACTCCGCGAGGTCGTCACCATTACCACCATCGAGCGCAACGCGGGCCATGATGTTGTTGAGCGGGGTGCTTTCGATTTCGGCCGCTTCGACAGCGCCCATCTGCACGACAGCCTCTTCGAGACCGCCGAAATCCATCTTCGTTTTGCCGACCAGAGCAACGCTCGGCCCCCAAACGAGTTTATCGAGTGAAAGTGACATCTGCATCCTTTGCGATTGCGACTCGTGCGTGTTGTTTTGCACAAGTCACTGTTAGAAGAGAGTCGTTAACGCTGCAAGACAAATGTTTAACCCAACACACATATTCTGTGTGTTGGGTTAAAGAAATTTGAAGGATGCCCTATTGCGGAACTAAGCTGCTAGAAAGCGTCGTCCCTTGCAGCTCGACGCCGCTCCCAGTATGCCTTGCGAGCGGCGGCCATCTTAGCCTTGGTTTCATCCGAGTGGCGCCTGCCCATATTCCCAGCTGCGATCTTGACCTTGTGTTCGTCAGAAAGTTTCCGACCCTTGAGGCTGTCAGAAATTTTGGCTCTGGTTTCCTCAGATGGGCAGTTTCCTACCATGTGCTTGCGACCGACAGACTTCGCGCCGATCTTAGCCTTGGTCTCGGCGCTGTGTTGCTTGCCGAAGTTTGGGTTGTTTTCGCCCTTCCTCGCCTCGCTCATCCTGGCTCTCGTCTCTTCTGAGATAACCTTACCCTTGTGCGACTTTGACATCTTGGCTCTACTCTCTTCCCTGTGGCCGATGCCGAACAACGGGTGGTTCTCACCGGTTCCGGTTCCTCTACCTCCTGCACTCATGTTCATGCAGAGAGGATGATTGATGAAAGAGCCGACAAAGCGCTCTTCCGCCTCGTAGGCTTCCGCGTCTGTATCATAGACCCCAAGAACCTCGCGAACGAGGTGCTTTGTGCCGCGGGTGCGCCTGTGAAACTTCACCCAGTTGCCCGAGCCGAAGTATCTGGTCTTGAGAAAGTCCAACTTCGAGCTATGCTTCCCGATATAGAACCTTCCCGTGTGAGGATCCGAGATCATGTATACTGTATGTTTCATGGCATGCAGTATACATGATCGGGTGTTGCGGAACAATCTAATTAGTGGGCTGATGCTCAGAAAGCGTCATCCCAAGACCCTTGACTTGCAGACTTGGAATATTCGGTGGGTTGGGTTTCGAAAAAATTAGCGTGCTCGATCGCCACCGCCTGAGCATCCACCCACGGAAGCGGGTTGCGTTCGACACCGAACACCGGACTAACGCCGAGGCCGCGCAGGCGAAGGTCTGCCATGTAGCGGATATACTGCTTGAGCTCCGCGGCGGTCAGGCCAGGCACATCACCTTCGCTGAACGCCAGATCGATGAACTTGTCCTCGATCTCGACGGCGCTGATAGCAAGGGCGGTGATGTCCCGATCGAGCTTGGCGCGGTCGATGTCGTTCTCCGCCACGAAAGCGTGGAACAGACGCATGATGCCTTCGCAGTGCAGACTCTCGTCGCGCACCGACCATGACACCATCTGACCCATACCCTTCAGAAGGTTCTGGCGCGGGAAGTTCAGCAGCACCGCGAAGCTGGCGAACAGCTGCAAGCCTTCACCGAAGCCTGAAACGCCGGCGAGCGACAGCGCGACTTCGTGCGGGTTCTGCGGATCGAAACTGTGCAGGAAATCGTGCTTCGCCTTCATCTCCTCGTATTCGAGGAAGGCGTGGTATTCGCTTTCCGGCAGACCGAGCGTATCGAGCAGGTGGCTGTATGCCTGGATGTGGATCGTCTCGGTGTTGCTGAACGCCGCGAGCATCATCTGGACTTCGGTGGGTTTGAAGATCCGCTGATAGATCGAGTGGTAGCAATTCTGCACATCGACGTCCGCCTGGACGAACATGCGGAAGATGTTCACCACCAGCGCCTTCATGCGCGGGTCGAGCGAGTTGAAGTCCTTGACGTCCTGCCCCATCGGCACTTCGTCAGCGAGCCAGTGAACCTTCTGCTGGCGCTCCCAGAACGAGAACGCCCAGGGATAGGCGAACGGCTTGTATGCCCGCGAGGGCTCTGTCAGTTTACCCATTGATATCTCCGATCGGTTGTGTTTGCTTTCCAAAGCGCGAACCTGAAAGATTGAGTGGAAATGGCATCAGACGGCCACCTCGAACTTGTCGATCTGATTACCCCACGCAGTCCAGCCGGGCCACGCCTGTCGGGCAAAAAGCTCCAGATACGGACCTTCCACAAGCTGCTCGATGCGGCCGTATTGCTGGTCAGGCTTTCTGCTGTGCTCGCGAGGCTGCGCAAGGATGACCTCACGGACACCGGCGTTGAGACGCTTGGGCTTGCCGCGCGTGAACATGAGACACTGCTCCGAGCCCTTACGAGTCCAGTAGCCCATGCCCATCTTCGGCTTGTTATCCTTGGTCAGCTTGACCCATGTGAAGGCGTTGGTCTTGAGCGTGAATCCCCAAGCGTTACCAAGCTCGATCGCCTGATCGATGTGGCTTGAGATGATCCACATGAAAAGCGCACAGTCTTGGGCCGCAACGTCTGCGACGGGGATCTTCGCGAGCTGACGAACGGTCTCTGTCGAGTAGTGGTCCTTCTCGGTGCGATGCGGGGTCACGTTCGCCCCGCCCCAGGTCCTGAAGGCCCAAGGCGGGTCAGCAAGAATGGCGCCGAACTTGCCATCGGGGAGCGGGGCGAAGTCCATTACTTCTTCGACCCATCCACAGGAGCCGAAGTCCCCGGCGCCGCGGCGGCAAAAAGCGAGTTCGCCGTTTCGACGATGCGGACAGTGTCTGCCGCCTTTGCGAAGATCACGCCGCGGTTGGGCTTGGTGCTGATGCTGAACTTCTGAACGACCGTGGGGTTCGCAACGAGCCCTTCGGAGTCACGGATCTCCTTCATGCCCGCCACATCGACGGTGCGCCACGGACCCTTGCCGACCATTTCGATCTGGCCGATGCCATCGATATCGAAGCGGATCATGCAAACACCGCCTGACAGTTGGGCACGGTGCCGCCGGCCATGATGGTGTCGAGGTCGTCCTTGTGCTGCTTGTGCAGGTGGCGCTCGAAAGCGAACGGCTTGGGCAGCTTGCGACGACGGGCGAACTCGCGCACGTTCTGAGTGGTCTTGGTGCCGTTGGCGTTGGTGTAGACCAGCGCAACGGGCTTCTTCTGTTGGGTCATACTCATCCTCTGGTGAAAAGTCACGGGGTGCATGTGTGTAGCACAGCATGCACCCCAGATCAAAAGTTTATCTAGCCTTGGCTCGACGGTGGGTAATGGGTCACTGGCACGAGAGACACTCCTCCGGCTCGACATACATCGGGCCAGCGGACTCAATCTGGGCGGCGGGCATCTCACCGGCGACGTGGCTGACGGCCATCGCCTTCGAGACGGTGCGCGACCGGACGTAGTAAAAGGACTTGAGCCCCAACTCCCAGCCCATCTTGTGAACGGCCACCAGATCCTTCTTGTGGACGTTTGCCGGCAGGAAGATGTTCACCGACTGTGCCTGGCAGACGTAGGGCGCACGCTCTGCGTGGTGACGAACGACCCAGCGCTGATCCATCTCGAATGCAGTGCGGAAGGTGGCCTTCTCGATGCTGCACAGGTAGGGCAGGTGCTGCACCGATCCATCATTGATGGTGATCGACTGCCACTGATCCTCGACCCACTCGTCTTCGCCCATGTCCTCGACACCCTTGAAGATGGGGTTGTCGCGCAGCAGAACGCGCACAGTCTTGTTGGCGTCAGCGAGGCTTTCGCGAAGCTGGTGATACCGACGACGCAGCTGGGCATCGAGATACTTGTTCCGCACGTTGAAGCTGCCCGACAGGGTCTTCTGGGTGAAGCTGTTCGCGGGCCACGGCTCGCCGGCCGGTGAAGCACCGCCGCAGATGATGCTGATCGATGCGGTCGGCGCGACACTGAACACGTTGGTCAGGCGAGCAGGCTTGATCGACGGGTCGATTTCACGCGCGTCCTCACTATCGGGGCATTCACCACGGGTGGCCGCGAGCGCCACATTAGCAGTGTTCGCAGTGTCCTTGAGCCATTCCCACACGCGCAGGTTGATCGCAGCGGCATGCTTGCCCTCGTAAGGCAGTTCCTTCGATTGAAGGTAGCTGTGGAAGCCCATCATGCCCAGGCCGACGCTGCGCTCGCGCATCGCACTGTAGCGCGCACGCTCGAAGCCCTTCATGCTCTGGGTGCGGTCGATGAAAATCTGGAGCACGTTGTCGAGGAACGCCATCACGTCGTAGATGAAGGCTTCATTCCCCTCCCACTGGTCGAGCGTCTCGAAGTTGAGGCTCGACAGGCAACACACGGCGGTGCGGTCGTTGCCCAAGTGGTCGATGCCGGTCGGCAGCGTGATTTCCGAGCACAGGTTGGACTGCTTGACCTTGAGGCCGAGAGCCTTCTGAATGTCGGGCAGGCTGTAGTTCACCGTGTCGGAGAACACGATGTAGGGCTCACCGGTTTCGAGGCGCGTCACCAGCAGCTTGATGAGGAGCTCGCGTGCATCCACGGTCTTGATAACAGCACCGGTATGCGGCGACACCAGATCCCACTGACGACCTTCGGCGTCGTCGTTGAACGCCTTGTGCATGAAGGCGTCGCTGACGGTCACGCCGTGGTGGATGTTGTGAGCCTTGCGGCGCGGGTCGCCACCCGACGGCCGGCGAATGTCGATGAACTCCTCGATCTCGGGGTGGCTCATGTCGAGGTAGACAGCAGCAGAGCCACGACGGAGCGAACCCTGGCTGATCGCGAGGGTCTGCGCGTCCTGCCACTTGATGAAGGGCACGATACCGCTGGTCGAACCGGTCACCGAACCGGCGATCGGTTCGCCAATCGAGCGCACATCGCTCCAGCAAGTGCCGATGCCGCCGCCCTTTGCTGCGAGCCAGATGTTCTCGTGAACCGCCTCTGCGATCGAGTCCATGCTGTCGCCCACGTTGTTGAGGAAACAGCTGATGGGCAGACCGCGCTCGGTTCCGCTGTTGGTCAGCACCGGAGTGGCGGGCATGAACCACAGACGGCTGATGTAGTCGTAGATGCGCTGGGCGTGACCATTCACCTCGCCGCGGATGACCTCGTCGGAGTTGGCGACAGCAACGCGGGCGAAGAGATCCTGGAAGCTCTCACCAGGCAGGAGGTAGCGATCCTTGAGGGTCGCCTTGCCAAAGGGCGTGAGCAGCTCGTCTCGGGCGTCGTCGATCACGAGAAAATTCTCGGAACCGTCCTTGTTCTGGAAGATATACGGGCGCGTGAGGTCGCCCGCTGGCGACGTTCCGTCGGCTGCGGTCATGAAATCAACTCCTGGTGGGATTAGGTTTTAAAGAGCGCTAATTCTAGTGAATGCATGTGTGTGGGTCAACATGCATTCGAGTCAAATGGGCACAATCTCTCTTGCGATTTGGCGAAACTCTGGTGTGCGCAATGCAGCCTGAACGACGGCAGCGGCGTCAGCCTGGTGCTCCATCTTTTTGATGAGGAATTGCCCATCGAGCTCGATCTCGAACTCGTTGGGCTTCTTCGCTGTCTTCCAGAACGCGAGACCGCCGAGCTTTTGGGTCATGCCGAGCGCCCAGCGCATGATGTCTTCCTTGTCGGCCGTCTTGTCGTTGCACGCCGCGATCTTGACCTGTGTCGGCGTGACTTCGACCATGGGGATGGGTAGCGATGCGAGCAGCCCAATGACGATACCGAATGCGAGCGCTGCTTTAGCGCTTTGCGCACCGCTGGGAACCTCGCTGCAAGCGATCTGAGCGCGGTGTGTCTCGATGGCGTCGGTCATGCTGCACCGCTGCTTGCGAGCGCGTGCGACGTTGTCAGACGACACCCGCGTCTTGCTTTTCTTGCCCGCCGGGGACGTCTCGCTGAGGCCCATCTCTATGATGTCCACGATCTCCCACTTGGTGACGTCCACGTCAGCGATCACCCAGCCGGTTGCGGTGAGGGAGGGATCAATGCCGATGACGCGCACGGTCTTCGGCTTGGCGAGGTATGCGTCGAGTGCCTCCTGGGCATGCTTCTCGCAGCGCCATGAGCGCTTGTCTGCCATTGGCTGATCTGAGAGCGGGAGATCTTTCGGGCAGTCGATGCAGTGGAAACAGTAGAAGCCAGGGGCGTAGCCGAAATCTTTGAGGGTCATTTGATGCCTATTGCTGCGCGAATGTCACGCTGTGCGTTCGCATATCCGTATTGTGTGCCGCGCTCGAAGTAGTCCTTCGCCATGTTGAGTATCTGCACGGCAGCCTCGACCGTCACCGTGCCGGGGAAGGTCGGTGGGAACTTGTAGAGCCAGGGATGCTCATATTCCCTGAAGCGATCGCCGTTGATGTAGTCCTTGACATAGAGGCGGGTGTATTCCTCTTCCTCTGGCGTCTTGCAGAGGCGCTGCATCAGCTTGAACGGCACACCGGCGAATTCGAACTGGTAGACGATATACCCGTTAGACCACTCTTCGGGTCCGCTGGTGATGGTGTGGGGAGGGAGCGTGTAATGCTCGCCCATCAGAACATCCCAAACCCAGGAATTTCCTCAAGGCGATCATCGCTCGCCTGCTGCTTCGCGTGAACCTGCGCCAACGCAAAGCCCTCGGTGAGGATCTTGTGCATGCTCGGGTTCTTCTCGATCACCTGCTTGATCTGCGCATTGATGGCGGAGACCAGAATGATGTCCGATCGGTTGCGATTGAGCCGCTCCTCAATCTTGTCGGCGAGCTCACCGAACAGATCGATCACGTCGTCCCATGTCACCTCGATGCGCTCGACAGGATGCCCCTCACGCTCCATCTTCTTGATCGGCTTGAAGGAGAAGATCAGCCCCTGCTTCTTGCCAAGCGTGATGGCTCCTGGCTCGAAGCCTGCTCCGATCTTGACGTTCATCTTGCGATACTGCTGCTTCTCGCCGCCGACAAACACGCTGACGAACGAGGGCAGCTGGGTATAGAACGGACCATCGAGCGCAACGCGATTGAAGGCATCTGCGAGAGCGACCAGCGCCTTGATGGCGTTGGTATCTGCTGCCTTGCCGATCGCATCTGCGGTGACGGGGAGGGGCTTTGGTTTGGCCTTCTTGGTCATTACTGAACACTCACGGTTGCGCGACCGCCGGACTTCCTGACGGTGATCGTCTTGCGGGCGAAGTCGCGAATGTCGTTGTGGGAGATAATGAGAACAGTCCCGCGCTCGCGAGCCTTCTCTTCGAGAACACCCATCAGGCGTTCGAGGCCAGCGGCATCGAGAGCATCGTCCACCTCGTCACCGAGCCAGAGGCCGATGGACTTGGTTGCCCTGGTGGCGACAAGGTCTTGAAGGGCGAGCGCACACGCCAGCCGAACCTTGCGCTTCTCACCGCCTGAGAGAGCATTGAAGCTGGGTGCGGAGCCCTGCTTCTCGACCGTCACGGAGAACTTCTCGCGCAGGTCGCCCTTGCCCTTGGTTTCGGTCAGGGTCGTCCAGTATGCCTCGATCGCCCCGTCTGCGAGTGAGCCGAGATAATGTGAAGTTCTCTCGTTGAGGTAGGGTGTCGCTTCATCAAGGCGATGCGCACGAACACCAGCTGGCGCAAAGACTTCGACGACGGCTTGGGCATAGGCTTCCTTCTCCTGTGCTGCGAGAGCTTCCTGCTTGCGCGCCTCGCAGTCTGCGGCGAGGTCAAGCAGATCCTGATTGGACCGATCGATCATCGGCTCAAACGGGTTCTTGGCGTTTGCGGCCTCCTGCCACATCTCGGCGGCGCGACGGGCGACACTCTTGAGGCGATCGACCTCCTGCTTGGCGCGCTGAACGATATCCAACTCACGCCGGAGGTTCGACAGTCGCTGCGCTTCGGCGCTGACGTCGGTCATGGATGCGCGGTGCTTGGCGAGAGCCTCCTCGGCGCCCTGAATGAGCTTCTGGACGGCAGGGACACGCGATCGGAAGCTTGCGAGTTCATCGGTCGCCTGCTTGACGGCTTTGTCAGCCTGCCTGAGCGACTCTTCTGCCTTGGCGATGGCGCCGGCGAGGTGCTCGTCCTCAAGAGGGCGTGAGCACGTCTTGCAGGGCTTGCCCACACCATTGCGAACAGCGTCCAGTTCGGCAGCTGCCTGAGCGGCGACGCCCTTCGACTGCTTCACATGAGACTCGTGGATCTGAATCTTGTTGTTCAGAACCTGGAACGCCTGCTGAGCCTTGTTGAGGTCGTCAGCGAGAACCTTCTCGCGCTGGCGCTCTTCGTTGACCGACGCGATCTTTTCTTCGGCATCGCGAATGGATTCGAGGAGTTCCTTTTCATGCGCCTCGTCAAGCTCGCCCTTTCCAAGCTCGAACTCGGTCTTGGCATCGAGCGTGCGCTGCTTGAGGTTTGCGACCTTGACCTTTTGATCGACCTCCCACTGCGTAGACTGCTCGCTGAGACGCTTGAGGTTTTCGGTGGCGTCTTGGTGACGCTGCACGGTGCGGTCGTATTCGATCTGCGTTGCAGCGCGCTCCTGCGCGGCCGCGGAGGCGCGTTTACGAGCGACATCATAGGCGCCGGTCAGAACATCCACGCCGGCAGCTTGCTCGACGAGGGTCTTGAGTTGCTTGTCGGTCATTCTGGGAATGTCGGGCATCTGCTCCTGACCCGAGTAGACCGCGGCGTTGAAAACCTCCTCAGAGCAACCCAGAAGGCGCTCGACCTGTTTCTGGGTGAGCTTGTTGGTTCCCTTGGTCAGGTCGTCCCACTCCCCCGCGTCATTGAGGCGATACAGGAACAGGCCGTTGCCGAACTTCGCAGCCTTGCGGTAGCGATCAACCCGATAGGTCTGGTCGCCATCGACGATCGACAGGCTGACCTTGGTATCCTTGCCCGCAGCCGCGTTGATGACTTCATCGCCCGTCACGCCGCGAGCGGTCGTGCCCCACAGACACCAGCTGACGGCATCTGCAAGCGACGACTTACCCGAGCCGTTGCTGTCTGCGGAGGTCTCGTCGGCGTTCTCACCCGCGACCATGACCAAGCCAAGGTCGTCGAGCGACAGGTCTGCCTCGCCGATGGACAGGAAGTTTCTGATGGTAAGGGTGGTGAATTTCATCATTCGTCTCCCAGAGTGCGGGCCTCACGCAGCACGTCGAGCGCTTCCACAGCGATCGACTTGCGGCTCAGGCGATTGTCCACCTTGAGGTGGTTGGCGACGAAGTTCGCGACGGAAACCTCAAGCGTCACATTGGTCGGCGTCGAGACACCGCGGGTGATTTCGCGCTTCTTGGTGGAGTGATCGACCACACCGGCAGCGCCATTGGTTTCGAGGATCTCGCGAACCTTCTTGAGCTTGTCGGCCGGGGCGTCCTTGTAGCGCATGCGGCAATAGTTGCCCTTGACGCGCGGCGTCAGGTCGGCGTCGCTGTCGATGTTGATGAACTTGGGCGCGCGGCTCTCATGGTGTTCGAGGCGATCTGGAAACACCAGCAAGAAGCCTGCAAGCGTGCCAGGGTCAGACCACGTCTGGTGGGTCGTGGCGCCGATCGAGAAGACGCCGCCCGCGAACTCCTTGTGGTTGTGGTAGTGCCCGCAGAACACACGCCTGTATCCGAGAGCAGCAAGCTCGTCGGGGTCGAGGCCGTGATCGGGGATGCCCTTGAGAACGCCATTGAGCGGCGCGTGGATAATCAGATCCTTCTGAGGGTCTGTAAACTTGGCGCACACAGCGCGAAGCTCGTCGAGATCCTCGATCCAGGGGATCATCACCGCCTGTCCATCGTCGGTGTTTTCAGGCTCGATCACCACATGACACCCGTCGATCAGCATCAGCTGCTGCATGGCGTTGCCCAGAGCAGAGGTGCTGTTGCCTTCGAGGTCGTGGTTGCCTGGGATGATTTCGATGTCGATGCCCATCGCGGCGATCTGCTTGAAGCAGTCGAAGGTGGGGTTGAACACCGAAGGTTCGATCTTGCCGCGGACGTGGAAGAGGTCGCCGGCGACACGGAGCACCGTGCCGCCAGCCTTCTTGAGATCCCTCGCACAACGCATCAGCTCGTCGAGGATCGCACGAAGGCGCGAGTTGACACCGTCGGGGTCGTTCTTGGAGAACTGGCTCCAAGAGTGACAGTGAACGTCGGATACGAGTGCGTAGGGAATGCTCATGGTATGTCCTTACGGAAGTGTGGGCTGCCATTCGGCCGGAACCTTGGCGCCATACTGAATGGTGCAGTCGCCGGAGGTTTCGACCAGCTTGTTGGTGGAGCTGCTGCGGAAGTAGTAGCCGTCGCTGCTTTCGGTGTTCATGATCTTGCCCGTCGAGAAGTCGTCAAAGCGAAGAACGCCACCAGAGTAGCAAGTCACCCGACCAGGGTCTCCGAGCGCTTCGAGCCTCGACCAGCCTGCGTCAGTGCACCCAGCGAGAGCGAAGCTGCCGACCAGAGCGGTCGCGAAGAGGATGAGCTTGCGCATCAGCCGCCCACCGCCTGTTTGGCCTGACGCTGGCGGCGAGCAATCTCCGCAGCGTGTGCGTGCGGCTCATTGGTGTGGCGGTTGACACGAGCGATCGAGCCATAACCGAACATGCGCTTGATGCGCGAGCGGCTCAGGCCGCAGGTGTAGAAGTTGAACTTCTCGGGGAAGCGGCGGTTGCGGTCAAAGATCTTGCCTGCCATCTTCGCCTTGTGAAGCTCGATGCGATCAGCCTTTGTCGCGGTGTTGGGGAGACGAGCCATTGAAACCTTTCTGGTTGGTTGGTGTGTGTCAGTAACTATGCACTAGCGCGCTTTCGTTTGCTGTGCAAGGTGGGACCGAGAAATCGTTGAACCCAATTCTCATAAGCCAGAACGCGCATCGATCGGCCGTTGTAGAACGTCCTAGAAATGGACTTCTCCTGATCGAGAAGGGTGGCCACAGAGGTGAGGAAGACTTTGCGCTGCTCCTCGATCACCACCATCACCGTTGTGACGCCATGGTGCTCGCAGCGCGACAGAAGGATCCGATCGACACCAATACCAGCCACCTTGTTCTCGATCGCCTCTTCAAGCGTCTTGAACCGGCCGCGCCAGATGTCTCTGCCCTTCTGCTCGACGACCATGAACCGGACGCCGGTTGGGGTCTCAAGTATCTTGCCCTGAACCCTCGGCGCCACTTTCAACAGGCCGATGCGCTTCGTGCCCTGTGAAATCGGGCGCAGCAGGCGGCTTATAGAGGCGGAGAAGGTAAATGGCTGTAATTTTTGTGTCGGGGTTGATGATGCGTGGGCCATACTGCTGTCTGAGCCAATCGTAGAGTTGCGATGCTGCCTTCTCAGGCGGCGTGTCGAGCATCAGGTGGTTTGCGTGAGCGTGGACGTCGAGCATGGGCTTGATGAGACCACGGGCCATGCCAACCACCCTGGAGTGACCGAACAGTGCGCGGTGCTTGACGTTGTAGAGCGCGATCACCTGCCCGATATCGAGACGCTGCGTCCAGGCAACGCCGACACGAATGGTGTTGGCGATCTTGCGAAGCCCAGTCTCGTCATTGAAGGGCAGGGCCGGCATGAAGAACTCGCAGGTGGCGAGTGGCTTCAGCGGGCAGTCTACCGTTCTGGCGCAGTGGTCGCAGGGAATCTTGCCGCCACCGGAGCGATACTTGCCGTCAGGGTCGCGCTTGAGTTGGCGGGTGTCGGTGTCGATCATTCTGGTTCCTGTGGCATCTGGGCCTTGATCTTGGAAAGAACCTGATCCGCCATCTCTGCCAGTTCATCTTGGCGATAGTCGCCCGAAGAGACCTTCGCCAGAACGTCGAGCATTTCCGGCACGGCCGCAATAGCAGGGCCGTTGATGCCGTTCTTGCGTCCGCGAACATCAGCCACGTTCTTACCATCTGCGTCGGAGATTTGATCCTTCCCATAGAACCAAGACGCCTTCCAGGGGCCAGGTGAGATTCTGATAGCTGTCACTTGCGGTCCTCTAAATGTCTGTGTTCGCACCACTTTAGCAGTGCGACCACAGACGTCTCTTGGCTTCGTGTTGGGCTAAGCGCTCGCACCAACCTTGCGCTTGCCGGCCTCGGTCTTGAGCATGCGAGCCATCATGAAGCAGCTGCCTTCGGTCGTCGCGAGGACGTATACCACGCCCACCAGAGCGACCTTGAGGAACGAGCCGGTCGTGAGCGCCTGGAACAGCACACCGAACAGTCCGACCTGGATCACGAACCAGACGCCATTCGAAGCCCATGCGCAGCGCCGGTGGTAGCTGACGTCCGCGCTGTTGCGCGAGCGGCTGACCGCCGTGAAGGCCATGTTCTGGACGAATGCTGCTGCCGCAAGAAGCGGCAGCAACACATAGAGGGGCAGTGAGGCCAGGTCAGGCACTGGCGATCTCCACCATGGCTTTGACCGAAGCTTCGGGGTCGGCGTTGAGCATCTCCACAAGCTGGCTGCGGTAATACTTCTTGCCCTCCCACTCGATGTAGGCGCCGCTGGTGTTCAGCTTGCCCAGATCAAGCAGATGCCCGACCATCGTGTCCACGGTGTCGATGTAGCCGACGTCGTCCTTGAACCGGAAGATCCACTCGGCCTTCTTGAAGGGCGGGTAGGTCTTGTTCTTGATCGTCTCGGCCGTGATGATCTGACCAGTCGTCTCCTTTGTGCTCTTGTCCTTCTCCATCTTGCGCGAGAGGAACACCCGCACCGATGCGTAGAAGTTGATCGCGTCACCGCCAGGGGTGTAGCGCGGATCACCGTAGACCATGCCAGGCTTCATGCGCAGCTGATTGAGGAAGATGATGAGGGTGTTGTTCTCCTCAGCCAGCTGGGCGAGAGCAGGGAGCTCCGAAGAGGTCGCCTGGGCGAGCGCCAGCTTCTCACGCATGTTCTGGCCCTGGCTCTTGTCGCGCTCGATGTTGGCGTGCGGAACCATCGAGTGCAGGGAGTCGAAGACACCCACGAGCGGAGCCTCGAACGGAATGAGACCCGACTTGCGGGCGATCGTCATCCAGTCCACCATCTGATCGATGGACTCCTCGAAGCTGCGCGGCTTGCGAAGAGTGAAGATGCCAGGCGCGGTGTTGCCACCGAAGCTGCTGAACAGGTGCGGCATGAAAGAGCGTTCGTGGTCGTGGAATGCAGCCATGCCGCCGGCCTTCTGAGCCTCCTTCATGACGTGCTGCGCCGCAAGTGTCTTACCGGAGCTTTCCGGCCCTGCCATTTCGACGATGCGACCCGACTTGAAGCCGCCGCCGACATACTTGCCAGACAGTGCGTAGTCGAGGTTGGGGACGCCGGTAGACAGATACAGACCGATGTCCTTCTGTTGGTCGCTCTGAACACCGCCCTTTGCGAGGGCAGCGGCCATTGCTGCCCCGAAATCGTTACTCATAAAAGTCCTTGATATTGATGTTGATTTTGATGTTGATGGGCACTCTTTTGGGTATTGCGGTCACGAACTCTGGTTGGCGAACTCCTCTTCTATTGTTGCGAACGGGGCGATGAACTTGTCGATGTCATTCATGATGGACGAGAATGCGTGCTGCCCGCAGAACTGCATGAAGCCATCGCGATCGATGTCAGCGCGGGTCGCCTTGATCTTGGTTGGGGTGGGGATGCTCGGGTGTCCGAGATCCATGAGCTCCAGAGCCCAGCGGAAGCGCGCTTGCGCTTCTGCATCTCCATGAAACTTCACAGTGCCATGGTGCATCTTCTTGCCATGATGCAGGAAGAAGCGATCCTGAGCCTCATCGATGTCGGTTGCGAGAAAATGATCCACGCTGTCGAACACCGAAAGCAGCGCCTTTGCGCCAGCTTCACCAACACCGGTGTTGGGCTTGACGTTGTCGCCCGTATCTCCTTGGAGCGCCTTCGCGTCGATGAATGCGCGTTGCGTCTTGAAGCCGGTGAACTCGTGGAAGTTTGCGTGACTGCACTTGCGGTCGATCTTGTGATCGACCCAGACAACGCCCTTCTCCACCAGCTGCAACCAGTCCTTGTCGCCGGTAATGAGCATGACCATGTCGCCCTTGGCGACCGCTCTGCGCGTCAACACAGCAGCCATGTCGTCAGCTTCCATGTTGTCCGCGACAAGCTGCGTGACACCCAGCAGATGCAGCCCCTTGAACATCGCTGCGCGCTGGGCTCGGTAACGCTCGCGCTCCGCTACCTTCTCGGCCGTATCGGTGCGGTTGCCCTTGTAGTCGGGGTGGCGATCGTATCGCCAGCTGCGACCGTCCCACAGAACGATCGGCTTTGAGAATGTGCGAGACCGAAGGATCTTCTGCATCGAGACGAGCATGCCAAAGATGGCGGTCGTCTCCTGTCCTCCTGCGACCAGCTTCTTTCCGCGTCCTGCGAAACCATGTTGCGCGGCATGACCGACGCTGTTGCCGTCAATGAAAGTGTGGGTCGCCATGTTTTTTTCCTGAAAAATGTGGGGGAAGACACAGCTTCCCCCACCTTCGATACGGCCAGCGGTCGTGGCCGCCTTACACCAGAGGGTCATCGCCCTCCGGCACTTCTCGTCAGCCGAGACCGGCCAGAATGGCGTCGATGTCGTCGGTGTCGTCGGTGCTGCCGGAAGCAGCAGCCGGAGCAGAATCCGACGCAGCATCAACCGGCGTGTCGTCGATCTCCTCGACCTCAGCGTCGATCACCTTGGTGACAGCAGCGGGCGACATGCCGGTCGGGGTCGATGCGGGGACGGTCTGATCGGGTTCAGCGTAGGTCGCGCCGGTCGGGCCGGTCAGCTGGGCATTCGCACCGTTGCCGCGAAGAAGACCCGCGTTGACCGCGACAGTGATGCCGGCGGCGCCGTTGAGACGACCGAGGAACTCGATGGCCTTCGCTTCAAGCCCTTCGAACTCGCCCTGGATCCAGGCGTCGAGGTCGTGCTGCTTGTCGATCAGATCCTGACTGATCGGATGCTTCTTGGGCGTCGCCATGAAGGTATACTTCGTGTCGTAGCCCGTGCCGTCCTTCTGAAGCGTGAAGACGTGACCGGTGTCCTTGCCAGCAAGGTCGCAGTCCTCGTCCATTTCGAGGTAGGTCTCGAACTGGAACAGGATGTTGTCGAACTGCGTTTCGCTGACTTCGACAATGACCGGCTGATCGGCCGGCGCATCGGGATCGGGAGCGCCGTTGACGGAGAGGATCGAGACCTGGAAGATGCGCTTGGTGGCAGCGAGCATCTCCTTGTAGTGGTCGCGAATTTCCTCGGTCGGTGCTTCGCGCATCGCGCGGAAGATCATGTCCTTGATGGGGTCGGGCTCACCGAAGGTGATGTCGCGATCGCCGATCGAGAACTTCTGCTGGCCGTCGAATGACTTCAGCCACATTTTGCCGAAGCGACGGTCCCAGTCACCACCATCCTTCGCGGGGATGATGCGGAAGAGGGTCTTACCTGCCTTCCACTTGTAGGGGCGAATGCCCTTCGAGCGTCCAGCTGCGATTTCACCGCGCTTGGCGGCAATGCGGTCCTTGAGCGATGTGCTCATTGAATTCTCCTTGTGGATGTGTGTGAGTAAGTATGCGCCAGAAACGACAGAATGTCTCTTGGCTTCGTGTTGGGTTACTGCTGCTCGTTGTTCTCCCTGCTCTGTCTGGCCGCACGACGCTGTCTGTAGTCGCTCATGTTATCCTGAGCGCTCTTGATGGTCAGATTGGCGCGCATCTGCTCGCGGGTCATGTGACCCATTGACGTCAGCATTTCGCGCCTGGTGTAGAAGGCATCGTAAGCGGCCTTGCAGATCGAATAGATTTCGTCCGCATCGATCTGGAGCTCAAGCCACTTGCGCATCTCGGGGTGCAGCGCGACCTCGGCCCGCACCATATCGACGGTGATCTTCTCGGGCTTGGTTCCGTCCTGCTTGGCGAGATCGACCGCTTCCTTGTTCAGGGCTTCGCGACAAACCTTGGTCAGCTTGGCCTCGACAGTTTTGACGATCAGGGCAACCTTGTCCTTCTGGCGCTTCGCTGCGGTCGCCTGCATCGAGTAGTATGCAGCCCGCGCAGTCTGCGTCCGCATCGCCTCGGTCAGGTCTTCGATCGGCTCGTTGATTTCCCTTGTGAAGTCGTCAACTTCGATGAATTGCTTGAGGTCCATTGCGCTCTCTTTTCTGTGTGTGCGTGTTGCTTAGCATATACCGCGATGCGGTCAATCGATTTCGACCAGATTCTGCGCCTCCTCGAAAATCTTTTGCAGCTGATCGGCCTTGGCGGGGTCATGGTAAATCTGGGTCGGGCTGAAGCCGATAATCACCGTCGCATCGAGTTCGGCGCTATAGGTCTTGCGGCCCACATGCTCTGCAACGCCCTTGATGTCGGGGAAGAACGTGCGAACCGCCAAGCCGCCCAACAGAACGATCACCGGCGGTCGCAGAATCTCGATGTCGCGCTTGAGGAACGGGGTTGATGCAAGCACTTCCGACTTGGGGAAGTCGCGCTCGCCCTTGCGCTTTGCCCGCCGCATCACATACGTCCAGACGAGGTCGTCCAGCTTGAGACCGGCGGCGTGCAGCGAGGGCGCCACGAACTTCTGATAGGACCACTGATTGGACGGATCCTGATAGTCGTCGAATGGCGCATCGAGAATGACCATCATCTTGGTGTGCTTGCCGATCTTGGTGTCCACGGCATGTTCACCGAAGACCTCCATCACGTTCTCGTGGTTGGACTCAAGCTGCATCCACGCCTGATCGCAAACCACGATCTGCCGGTTGGCAACCACGCCCTGGTCCGAGATTGCGGGCATCAGTTCGATCTGATCGCGCTGCCTCGAAGGGTGGGTAGCGGGAAGTTGGCCAGGCTCGATGTTCGCAAACGCGCCCACCTTATTGAGCTTCTCCATCGCTGCGCTGTTGACCGCTTTGGGGGCAACGCGGTCCCTGAAATCCTGCATCGACAGAAAGGGGCCAGGTCCGAGCGTTCGGGTGTTGGTGACCTTGTTCTTGCCGCGCCCCGTGGTCTCCTCGATCACGGTCTGAACCCTGCGCGCTTCAATGATCGCCCGCGCCCCGCGCTCACTCAGCCCCTTAATGGCGCTCAACGGCGCGGAAATCATCGTGTCGTTGAGCGGGTCGAACCGATCGCCGGAGTTGTTCACGTCAGGTGGCACGACGGTGATGCCATCGGCAGCGGCCTGCTTGACCAGCGGGGAGAGCTTGTCGTCGGCCGCGATCGTCATGGAGGCGGTATAGAACTCCACGAGGTAGTGTGCCTTGATGTAAGCCGCCTGGTAGGAGATCAGGGTGTATTCGACCGCATGAGAGCGGTTGAAGGCGTAACCAGCAAATCCTTCGATGGTGGTGAAGAGCTCTTCGGCCTCCTGCTTGTCCATCTGAGACACCCGATCAGCACCGTCCACGAACTTGTCGCGCTGCTGGGCCATCATGACAGGGTCTTTCTTCCCCATAGCTTTTCGCAGGGTGTCTGCCTCACCTGGCGTAAAGCCGCACAGAGTGCGCGCCACCTGCATCACCTGCTCCTGATAGCAGATCACGCCAAAGGTGGTCTCAAGCACAGGCTTGAGCGAGGGGTGGGGGTAGGTGACCAGCTCGATACCTGCACGACGGCGAATGTAGCTCTCGGTCAGGCCGGCATCGAGCGGGCCAGGACGGTTGAGCGCGTTCAGAGCCACCAGATCCTCGAAGGTGAGGGGCTTCGACTTCGCCATCTCTTTCAGCAGGCGGCGCACAGATGCACCTTCGAACTGGAACACGCCGGCGGTCTTGGCCTTGTCGAAGATCGCCAGAGTGTCAGCATCGTCGAGCGGCAGCTGGTTGATGTCCAGCTTGACCGAGTGGCGCTTGAAGATCAATTCGAGCGCCTGATCGAACATGTCCAGAGTCGAGAGACCCAGAACGTCGAGCTTGATAAGCCCTTGCTCTTCGCTGACGCGCTTATCCCAATTGATGACCCTCGCACCACCGCGGCGCTCAACGACCGCCCTATTGGTCAGAGGCTCACCAGCGACCACCACACCGGCGGCGTGAGTGCCAAAGGCGCGCAGCTTGCCCTCAAGGCGCTTTGCATGCTCCCACGCCTTGGGGTGGCGTGTAGCCCAGAACTGCACCTCCGCGGATTGCTCGAACGCCTCTTCGAGCGATGCGCTGACACCGTGCGTGTCGCCAATGTGCTTGGTGACGTCCAGCTCGGCGCCGGTCAGATTGAAGATGCGCGCCACGTCACGAATGGCTGAGCGCGCGGCCATCGAGTTGTAGTTGACGATGCCCGCGACCTTGTCCTGACCCCACCTGTCCGAAAGATAATCGACAACCTCCTGCCTGCGGGTGGACATGAAGTCGAGGTCGGCGTCGGGAAGATCGAGACGATCGGGGTTGATGAAGCGCTCGAAGAGCAGATCGAAGCGGATGGGATCGACATCGGTGATGCCCACCAGATAGGCGACCAGCGAACCGCCGACCGAACCGCGGCCAGGTCCGACGAAGATGCCCTTGCTCTTCGACCACCGCACAAGGTCCGAGACCAGCAGGAAGTATTCGGCAAAGCCAAGCTGCTTGAGCGTGTCCAACTCGAACTGGAGGCGAGGCAGGTAAAGCTGCGCCAGGTCTTGCGTCGTCGGCTTGTGACCGAACATCGGCTTGGTGAAGCGCTCCTTCCAGCCAGCCTTGCAGAGCTCCTTGAGAGCCTCGTCTGGATCCTTGGCGAGGTTGGGAAGACAGGGGTCGAGCTTCTTCCACTCGTATTGGCACACATCGACCAGCTTCTGGGTGTTGTGAATGCCCCTGAAGAAGTGCGAGCGAACCTCGACATCGTAGCGCCCTTCGACTGCGTAAGCAGCCTTGACAGTGGCTGTTGCGAGATCCTTGGCGGTGTGCGGCTCGTATTTGGGAACGGGGCGCAGATAGTCCTCGAAGTAGAGGCGCTGATTGATGCCGGCGTGAACCGAAAATGTCTCGGCTGCGTCCTCGATCCAGTAGGCCGGCTTCATCACAACCGGCTGAGGGTCAAGCTGAATGAGCGCAGAAGCCCAATCGATCGCCAGCTTGTTCTGTCGCGAGAAGTATGGGGTTTCGCTGGGGACAAGCTCATAGAAGACCGCTGCGAAGCGCTTTGCGCTGCAAAGGTCAGCGAGTGCTTCGCGCATATCCACGCGCTGCACGACGCTCTCAACGTCACCTGTGGTGATGGCAAGACAGTCGTCTTCGACCAGTTCGTGAAGGTCGTCCCACGTCACCCGCGCGTTGTAGTAGAAGCGATTGTCCTCGAAGCCCCGCGACAGAATTCGGAAGATGCACTGCATGCCCTGATCGTTGATGGGGAACAGCTTGAAGTAGGCGGCTTGCTCGCGCCCATCTGCTTTCTGATCGCTGTCGTCCTTCATGATGACCCTGATGCGCACGCCGGTGAGCAGTCGCTTGTCGAGCTTCTTGGCCTTCTTGGTCGCCTCGATCATCGAGGACACGCTCATGGTGTCGCACACGCCAACGACGTCGGCTTCGGCACGCTCGATCGCATCGGGCAGATCGTCGATACCAATGATCGACTCCCCAAGAGAAAAGTCCGTGCGAACATTCAGAAGCGGGTGAATCATTTGAGCTCCAGATTTGGACCGACGCTCTGAGCGCGGTCAGAAACGGTTAGGATCGACACGCAGACATACGCATCGCGCTGTGCTGCTGCCTCGCTCTTGTTGAGCTTTGAGACGATCAGAGCGGTCAGTTCCTTGATGGTGTGCGGTCGCTGTTGCAGCGCACCGATAACGACGCCCATCGATCGCTCGAATGAGGACAGAACGCTCAGCTTGTCCTTGAAGGTGTTCACGCCCGCCTTGATGAAGCGGTTGAACAGCGGGCGAGCGCGCTTGTCCATCTGCATCCTGATCTCCTCGGCCCGCTCGGTCGAACCGAACATGCGGATTTCGCTTTCGGCCTGGGCGTTGAGCTTGCGCCCCTTGTTGAGGGCGCGGCGTTCGCTGGTGGTCATCCACTCGTAACCGACGCACTGGCCGCTCTTGTAGGAGAACCTGGACAGAAGCTTGAGCAGTTGGGGGCGGCGAGCTTCGACGATCTTGGAGCATTCCACGAGTTCAGGACACGCCGAGCATGTCGCGGTTTGCTCGTTGCAAATCAGCGATGATCCAAAACAACCGAAGGGGCGCATGTGTGTTGCTCTACACCCATTGAGAAAATTGTTCAACGAAAAAAGGGGAGGGCAGTGACGCCCTCCCCAGGTGAGGAGTCGGTGAAGTTGCACCGACGGAGGTTCCTTAACCGAACACGCGCTGAGCGGTCTGGGAGACTGCTTCGCCCTGCGTCTTGTCGAGACGATTGGAGTAAGCAAGCTCGATACCGCGGCGGAAGTTGCCGCCCTTGACCACACCGATCATCGCGGCGCGAATGAGTTCGCGAGGGCTGATCGGCAGACTGATTTCGCCAGATGCATACATCGTGCGGATGCGGCCGGCGAAATCGACCATCTTCTCGGCGACGTCCTGCGTCAGGGGCAGCGAGCCCTTGAGGATCGCAATCTCGGTCTTGGGCTCGGGGTAGTCAACGTGGATCGTGATACCGAAGCGCGAGTAGGCAGCAGCGTTACCGATCTTGGTGCCACTGTAGAGCCCAGTGTCGTCACCGGAACCGTTCGTGTTGCCCGTCGCGATGAAGCGGAAGTGCGGGTGGGGCTTGACCAGACGCTGATGCGGCGGGGCTTCCTTGATGTAGAGCGGCTTGCCTTCGAGCACCGCCTGATAGACCGCGATCACCGCAGGGTGGGCGAAGTCGTATTCGTCGGCAAGGTAGACCCAACCACGCATCATCGCCTCAGCGAGCGGACCATAGTCGAACTCGGTCGCACCATTGCGCACCACCATCTGCCCGACAATGTGCGACTCTTCCGTCGTGTCGGTGTGCTGGACGCGCAGGTAGGGGCGGTTGATGCGGGCGCACACCTGCTCCACGACGGTCGTCTTACCGGCACCGTGGTAGCCCCAGACCAGCGTCGGAATATTCAGCTGGATGGCCATGACGAGATCCTTGAGCTCGTCGGGGCGGAAGACATAGCCGTCGTTGATTTCGGGGATTGCGTCGAGACTCTCCTGATCGAGGGCGCTGCGATTCATCACGTCGATCATGATCGGATCGCCCTTGGTCTGACCCTTCTTGGGCGGCGAGCGCATGGTATCGTCGAGCGGCATCTCGAACGTCTCGTGCAGCGGCTGCTTGGTCACCGAGTTGGGCGGCGTGAACGGCAGGATCTTGGCGACCATGTTCTGCATGCCATTGGTGACCTTCGCATCCTGCTGCTTCTGCTGGAGACGCTCAGCGGCCTTGCGGTCGAAGCGCGGGCTGGTCAGCGGCGAGCCAGGAAACTGGCTCTGATAGGACTCGATCGAGACGCCTGGGTGAGCTTCCTTGAGGTGCTTGCCGACGTGGTCAATATCCTCGAAACAAATCTGACACTGAATCTGATCGGACACTTCTCTACTCCTCGTTGTGTGCGCTTTTGCTTGCGCGTTGCTTATGCATGTGTGTTAGCGCGCACTAATGATTCGCGCTAGTGGGTAAATGCATGGCATTTACCACGCACTCACTTGCCAAGAACGAACTTCTTGAGCAGGCCCATCAGCTGAGAGGGCATTTCGTCAAGGTCCGAGATCACCATGGAATTTGTGTAATAGCGCTGCGGCCCAGCGTGCTGGATGCCGATACCGATCAGATCGATGCCAGCTGCTTCGACAGCCTTGACGACCTCCTCGGACTGGCGCTTGTATGCCCAGTGGTCGTCAGTCGATCGGGGGCGGAAGATGTCACCGCCAGGCTCGCCGTCGGTCATGACGATCATGATCTTCCGAGCTTCCTTGCGAGCAAGAAGCCGCCGAGCAGCGAACTCGACACCGCAGCCTTCCGGTGTTGTGCCCATGTCGATGCCCGAATCATAGCCGCCGCGCTTGTTGTAGACGTGGGCGAACCGACGCTGCACAGGCTGCGTCCAGCGCTCCTCGAAAGTCTTGAACTTGGGCATGATGAGGGGAATGGCGCGAATGATCTTCGCCACCTGATCTGCCTTCTCAACTTCCTTGTAGTAGGCCGAACCCTGAGTGTTGGGGTTGTGGTGGTCGTCCGTGAAGCCCAGGCACTCGAATTGAATGCCGAGACGGTTGAGAACGCACCCGAGCGCATACGCCGATTCTGTCGCAAGCTTGAGACGACCGCCGCTCATTGAGCCCGAGCAGTCGATCACGAGACTGATGGCAGTGTCGAGCGAGGCAGCTTCCTGACGCCGCGTGAACACGCGATCATCACCTGCGATGATGCGATGAAGGTTGGGCGAATGCAGACGTCCGCTGCGCATGCCAGGAACGCGCTTGACCTGGCTGCGAGCAGCAAGCATCCGACGCAAGTCCTTCTGAAGAACGCCGGTAGACTTGGCGACAGCTTGATCGATCTCGGCGATCGAGACGCTATCAGTGACACCCTGGATGTCCACGATGCGGTCATAGTCGCGGGTGAACACGCGAAAATCGGTGGGGTTCGCTTCGGTGAAAGCCTTCTGAATGGCGTCAGAGAACATTTCATCCATGTCCTTGAGACGGTCGGGATTGACCTCGATCACCTCCTCATCGTCGTCATCCTGATCGACAGGCTTGCCGCCTGCGCCGGTGAGCAGCCCATCTTCGCTCTCGCTGTCCTGATCGTCGTCCTCATCCTGGTCGTCCTCATCCTCGTCGTCGAGACCGTCCCAGTCGTCCTCACCCACATCGAGGCCGTCGTCAGCTTCGTCCCAGTTGGCGAGCATCTCGTCAATGCGCTTGACGTCCTCCACGTAGGAGGCAAACTCCTCGTTGCTGCGCTGCAATTCCAACAGTTCATCGCGAACCGCACGGGGCCACAGGTTGCTGTCGGCGCCATAAGCGTCAACAGCATCCATCGCTTCGTCAAGTGAAAGTGTCGCGAGCATCATTAACCTCCGTTCAGAAGCTCACGCAGGCGCTTGCGGCCAGCTGCGAGCAATTCGACTGCTTCGTCCTCAGTAATCTTCAAGTCGTCCGCAATCTCTGCAACCGACTTGTTGCGCTTGTTATACAGAAAAATTGCGCGACGTTGAGTGGGTTCGAGCATGGCAAGTGCATCCCGCAGCGTTCTATTCTCGCGACCTTCCTTGCCGGAGTTGGTTTTCTTGTCGCGCTTGTCCTCAAGATCGCTGTCGGCCGGCGTTTCGCCTTCCTCGTCGTCGCCAGGACCGCTGCCGGTGGCGTCACCCTCGTCGTCAGCGTCACCCTCGTCGTCGCCAGGGCCACCCTTGCATGAGCCGGTGTCGCCCTCGTCGCCTTCCTCGTCGTCGAAACCCTCACCGTCACCATGACCGGTGCCGCCAGAATCTTCGCTACCTTCGTCACCATCGGCGCCGTCGTCTTCCGCGTCGTCCTGATCGCCACCCTGCGACGGGTTGAAGGAGACGTCCTCGTCGTCGCCCTTGTCGTTGCTGTCGCCCTTCTGTTCCTGCTTCTCCTTCTTCTCGGGAGTGAGCGCTGCGAGAATGTCCTCAGCGAGCGCGACAACGTCCTTGTAGGACTCAAGATCGCGCAGGCGGCGACTGATGTTGGGCATGCGCTTGATGAGGGGCTTGAAGTTGTCCCACAGATCGTTCTCGTCCATGAGCTTCTGAAACGCCTTCTGGCCGGCGAGGGCGCGCAGCGCGACCACCATGACAGAGGACAGCTTGTCGGACTTCGACATTGCAGGGTCTTTGGACTTGAGCGCAGCAGGCGCGAAGAAATCCGGCATCGCGCTTTCATACATCCGCTCAAGGTTCTCCTTGGTGCCAGGCAAGTCACGCGGGAGAAGCTTTTCGAGACGAATGTCCTCGATGATATTGAGCATCGCAGCCCGCGAGCGATTGCCGCTCGAAAGCTTCTCTGCGACCTTGAAGTCCGTGTAGAAGATGTGCCCGACCTCGTGATCGAGGAAGCCCTGGATAGACGCAATCAGCGTGTCGGGGGCGTTGTCGTTGACCTCGGGCAGAACGAGACGCTGCACCTTGCCATTGCGCGAAATAACGTGCGGTTGGTAGCCGCGAAACTGCACTTCGACGCCCTGCTTGGTGAGGAGGCGAACGGTCTTTGCGAGACTGTCGCGAAGCGAAGTAGCCTTCAGTGGTTTCGGTGCGCTCATAGGTGACTCCTCGATTGATGCGTGTTGTTATGCATACGCTATAAATGCGCGCACCGCGAAGAGCAATTGGATTATGAGTGACCTTGTCGAAGCCAAACGAAAAGGGCGACCGCTCTGCGCAGTCGCCCTCATTTTGCGAACCCTGAAATCATGCGTCACAGACCTCGAATAAAGTCCGCCACCTTCCTTCGCTCGACCGGCGACAGGCCGCTCGGCCTTGCGGCGCGAATAGCCTCCATCAGCTGGAGCTCGCCAAGATCGAGCCAGCGCCGCGAGGCGTTGGGATCTGCAACAGCCTCGCGCAAGATGTTGATCCGATCGACGGGAAGCTCATCGAGAGGCTTGCCGGCGATGCTCTCAAGCTCCTCCAGAGTGTAGCTCTCGCGCCCCTCGACCGAGACCGGCTTGGACTTGGTAGAGATCCCGAACGTGCGACCGAAGTCGATATCAGGGTGGCGCTGCTCAAGAACCGCCAAGAGAAACTTCGGGGCGTCCATGTTCAACAAGCGGGCGAAATCGAGTGCGCGATCCACGGGAATGGGGACGCGACCGAGAGCCATGTGGCTGAGCACCACGGACGTCTTGTAGTTCAGGATCTTTGCCAGCTGACGCTGGGAGAGGTTGCGCTCTTCGTTGGCCCTGGCAAGCGCCTCCGCAAGCATCCTGGTCGCCTGTGAGTTCGCAAGCGGGTAGTCTGGGTCCATCGAGGAGATGGCACTATGCTTGTTCATCTTCCTTCCTTTCTACTGCTGCGTTCGGTTGCGGGGTGCATCCTTAGCGCTATGCATGCTGCAACTTGCGCAACATGTGCTTGCGTGTCAACACATGGATGATTGGGAACGCTAACAGGAAAAGAACAGAATTAGAACTCTACCTTAAAAACCTAGCATTTGTGCGGTTTCCAGAAAATTTTGATTTTTCACAACCCACCAGAAATGACTATCAAATCCGACAATCGACGATCACCCATAACGCATTCGCGAATCACGTAGGTGTTATTATGCGTAGGGGTTTTTCAGCTTGAGCTTGACCGCCAGGCTTCGGGAGTATGGCAGCGCGTTCCTGATCGCGTAGCGGATGGTCGCCGGCGACACATCGTTGGGATCCTTGCCCTTGGGAAGGAAGGCGATGCGAGTCGTAAATCCAAATCCGCTCAGGCGATCGCATGCTTTCACCGCTGAGGCGACAGCATCTTTCTCACCGTCCCACAAGATCGTGATGATGTTCGTCCCGTTACCCTTGAGCTTCAAGAGCGCCTGCAACTGCGTCTCCATGCCCTCTTCGAAGTCGAGGGTCAGCTTCTTGCCGAAGCTCCCGACCGCGCCGATGCCGACCATGCCTCGATCTTCCTCGATCGCCGCCTGTGTCGAAATGACGTCGAGCACACCTTCACCCATGACGATGTGCGACCAACGCTCGGCGAAGGCTCTGTGGCCGTTATACAGGAACCTAGCCGTAGAGGGCAGGCGAGGAGGGAAGAGGTATTTGCGATCACTCTCGCCGGTCACGTCGCGGCCCTGGAAGGTCACCAGCTTGCCATCGAGATCGTAGATGGGGATAATGATCCGGCCGCTGAAGGGCATGACCCTGGGATTGCCAGCTTCGTCCTGATACTTGAATGCGCCGTCCTTGCACCACCGAAGCCCGAAGTCACTCTGGTGCCGAGCGGAGATGCCGCGCTGGTTCATATATGGAATGCCAGCCGCACCCGCTGGAAGGCTCATGGGCAGAGAAAGTTCGCCGTTGATGACCGGTGCTGGCTCCGATCTCTTCGCCTTCTTCTTGGGTCGCCATCCGCCAGTGCCAGCGATCGTGTCGAAAAGCTGGCCGACCACCTTGTTGTCGCTGGTTCCCAGGTGAGCCTTGGCGAATGTCCAGAGGTTGAAGCTGAGGCCACACGAGCCGTGGAAGCAGTTCCCGTATCCCGTATCGACCGAGATATAGACCTTCCATGCAGAGCCCCCGCATGCGGGGCACTCCCGTATATTGAACTGAGGTCCGCGACTGCCGGAAGTCCGCCTGTAATCGATCCCCTCGTGTTCGAGGAAGTCCTCTGGTGTCGTGTTCTGGTAGCCGCTGTCCTGCCTCATGTCGCTCTCGCGAATTCGCCATGAACCTTCTTGGTCGCGGCGCTACGAGCGGCAGCGGCCTCTTCGAGAGTGTCGAATAGACCTATCGTGACATTTTTGCCACCGACCCCAATCGTGGCTTGAAACTTTCCCCTCGACTGAATGAAGCTGACGCCGGTGTAGCCCGTCTTGTTGTTCTTGAAGATTCCTCTGTTGGCCGCGTTCTGGGCTCGTGTAGCTGGTCGAAGATTTTTGATCCGATTATTGCTCGGGTCACCATCGCGATGGTCAATCTCATCGGGTAAATTTCCGTGGACATAGAGCCACGCTAGACGATGAGCGCCATAGGTGCGCCGGTTTACGGTTATGACACGATATTGGCCACGATTGGCACCCGCTACCTTGCCCGCTTTGACTCCGGGGCGAGAAACTCGCCAGGTGAAAGCGCCCGTAGCAGGATCGTAGTGCAGCTGTCTCTTCAGCTCCTCCTGAGTAATCATCTAGGAGTAGCCTCTAAAATCTGTGATAAACCGCATCGTCGTGAAGTCGCACCCGTATCTAAAACGAATGCCGCTCTCTGCGTTGCGCATCTCGGAGAAGTAGAGAACGATCTCGCCGCGCTGCTTCATGTCCTCGTCTGCGTTGAGGGTAATCAGCGCATCGGCCGTGCGGACCACTTCGTAGTCGTCTGCGGCGTCAGTCCCGTCCGCGACGTTGCGGCCGGCCTTCTTGGTTCCCTCGCGGTTGGTCTGATACGCCGTGAGAACCGCGGCGTTGAAAACGGTAGCCATCGCTCTGAGATCCTGACCAATGTCGGCCAGGCCGAAGCGCTTCTCTTCGTATCGCTGTTCGGGCTTGAGAATGCCGAGGTAGTCAACGACGATCATGTCGAAGTTGATGCCCTGCGCCTGATAGCGTTTCAGGATGCGGGTGAGCTCCGACACCCGCAGCGTTCTGATCGGAAACGCCTGCACGATGAACTTGCCAATGCCTGGCTTTGCCTCCCAGGACGCGACCTCCTTGTCCACCTCTGGTGCGCGGATCTCAAGCTCCTTGAGCGGGACGCCTGAGATATTCGCGTCGAGACGATCGCCGATAATGTCCTCGGACACTTCGCAGCTGGCGTAGAACACGTTCTTGCCAGCCTCAACGGCAGCGCGGGCGAAATGGATCATCGCCGCGGTCTTACCGCCCTTCGGCGGCGCCATCAGGATAGTCAGCTCCTTGCGACCCCAACCACGGTGGGGCGTCAGCTTGGCGTCGAGCTCCATCGAGCCGGTGGTGATGCCGCCGTTGGTGAACGTGCCGGCCGATCGCAGGGCGCGGAAATTCGCGCGCTCCTGCCTGGTGGACAGGAAGTCCATGCCTTGCGCGACATCTGCCGCACCAACCATCTTGGCTTCTTCAACGGTAATGAGAGCCTTGTTGATCTTGTCGGTGTCGTCGGTGTCGAGGGCATCGACTAGAACCATCACACCATTGGCCAGAGCCTGCTTGCGTGCGAACTCGGCAATCGTGTCGATCACGAACTGCCGATCCTTGAGAGGGTCTTTGTGAATGACGCCGAGCAGACGCTTGGCCTCGTTCATGTCTGCGATCTTAACCCGCTTTGCGGCCACTGCCCGCTGCATCACCTGAATGTAGGTGCGCAGGGTAGGGCATGCATTGTAGCGGTTGAGATACATCTGCTGGATGGCAACCAGCGCCGCCAGGGTTTCGTTGTCGAAGTAATCGGGGAGAACAAGAGAGCCCACCGCCTGAACGAAAATATCGTCCCGAAGGTAGTGAGCAGCCAGCTGTTCCTGAAATGCGTCGTCGAATTGAGAAGCCATGTAACCTCTGCATGTGTGTTGAAACGCACATACGAGTAGCGCGCTATAGTGTCAAGCTCTGCGGTCGCCCTAGATATTCATGAGTCTTGCGCGATTGACCAGATGAGGAGGGAAATGCTGAAGCGCCATTGCCTCTGGAATGTGCCGCATGTGGTAGACGGCAACCATGAGGGCGTTGAGCTTGTCCTTCTGCTCCTTGATGCTCTCGATCAGCCAGTGCCGGTATTCATCCTGGATGGGCAAGCCGACGTAGTTCTCCTCGCTGTAGAGCGGATGCTTGGCCAAGGTCGATCGGAGCTTCTTGATCTCATCCCAGTCCGACATGATGTGGAAGACGAGCGTGTCCGAGTAGAGCTGCGAGGGGCGGGGCAGGTTTTTCCAGAGCCGAATGAGGGCTGCATTGCAAGCAACGCGCACGAACAGGTCGTAGGGCATCCCGATCGCATCTGCGACCAGCATGGCCTTCCACAGTCCCGTGATGTGCGCCTGATCCTTGGTCCAGACCTCCTCGACCGTCATTTGCCCAAGAGAAGCGCCGACGAGGTTGTATGCCCTGCTCTTGTCGCTCTGGTAGGAGTGGGAGTTCTTGCGCTCGGCCAGGAACTTGCGTGCCGCCAGCTTGCAGCCCTTGTAGTAGGTGTCGGCGAACAGATAGAAGGCGTGGCCAGGCGAGAGCCTGCGATAGTCCCACCAGCGACTGTGGATGACCTCTGTCGCTTCAAGGATATGCTGCCGCGGCACATGGGCCGCGATCAGCGCCTCGATCTGAGCCGCCGGCAGGGAGGCTCCATAGAAGCCCCCATGCACAGCGATAATCGTTATCGGATCATCGACGAAATCATCCGGCGAGAAACCCTTCAAGCTCTGCTTGCCCAACAGAAACTTCCTTTCGATAGCGTGCGAGAATGTCCCGACACAGGCCGGAACGAACGATGTCATTGATCCCAAACTCGACGAAGCCGATCTGGGGGTGGTTCTGCATGCGAAGCCATGCGTCGTCGAAGCCAGAGGGCAGGGGATTGCCCCGACCGTCCCGAAGGTCGCTCTGCTCGTAAGGGTCGCCATCGACGATCACCTTCACGTTCTCACCGATGCGGGTCAGGAACAGCTTCATCTGGTTGACGGTGGCGTTCTGAGCCTCATCGAAGATGATGAATGCGTTTTCGAACGTGGTGCCGCGCAGCATGCCGAGCGGTGCGATTTCGATCTTCTTGGCCTTGAGGTGGTATTCGACCGCGCCGGAGCCGAGACGCTGCTCTAGAATGCTGATGACAGGTGCTGCCCAGGGTGCGATCTTCTCTTCAAGCTCACCAGGGAAGAAGCCGTATTCCTCCTCTGCGGCGACCGCGGGGCGAGTGATGATGATCTTGTCGATCAGCTTGGCTTCGAGCGCCTCTGCTGCGAGAGCGGCGGCGACGAAGGTCTTGCCGGTTCCTGCCGGCCCCTTGCAGAAGATCAGATCCTTCGCTTCGACCTCACGCATGTATTCGGCCTGTCGATCGGTCTTGGGTTCAAGAGGGCGACGGCTGCGCTGAACGCGAGGGCGAACGATATCGAGGTCGTCGCTGGGCAGGTTGACAGTCCTGGGGCGACGGGCGCCTTTGTTCGCACGACGCTCACCCTTGGTGCTACCCTGCTGTCTCTTGGTCATTGAATACTCCAGAATGCATGTGTGTCTATACGCACAATATACCGCATTCAAGAGGGAAGTTCGCCGGTTGACTTTGGATTATTTCGTTAGCCCTTCACGAGCTTAGCGCAGGTTGTTCGGGCCGAGATAAAGCTGGGGATCCGGCCTGAAGCCGATGTATCGCTGCGCCCAGGGCGTAGCGCCGATGTAAAGCCTGACGACGTCTCCGGCGAGGCCGGCGATCGAAGATCCGGTGAGCGCGATAGAGCCAGCGGCTGTTGCGGCGATGCGGTTCTGGCTGGACGCACTGCCCGCAAAGGAAATCGAACTGTTGGCAGTTGCAGCCGTCCTAACAGCCGTCGAAGACGATCCGGCGATCGAGATCGAGCCAGACGCCTGTGCCGCTGTGGCAATCGCAGCAGCAGACGTGCCCGTGATGGCCACAGAACCAGCGCCAGAGGCCGATATACGGCTCTGGGTGGTCGTGGTGCCAGTGAAGGCAATGCCGCCGGTCGCCGAGGCCGACGCCTCCGCTCAGCGGGATCACGAGATCCTCCTCCATGTGGAGGTTGATGTTCCCAAACTGGTCAATGAGAGGCTGAACGGTCTGCATGCGTTTAGCTTACCACAAACTAGGGTTGAGTGACAGCCCCTTTGGAGTTGGCAAACCAGCGCCCTTCCATCATCGTTAGGATGGCGCGAGTGCCGTTCGGGTATGTCACAATGTGGCTGTGATCCCACGAACTCAGCCCGCGGTTGTAACCCATGTCGAGGGAGCCTGAAACGCCGGCAACGTAAGCACCGTCGATGATCTGGGGCGAGTGCGTGTGGCCGGTATTCGACTTGCTGCCCATGCGGGTGTAGTGCCGCGGGTTGCCGCGCGCACCGTTGGCGCCAAGGTGGCCGTGCATGGCACACTCGATGTTTCCGCAGATCATGTAGCTATCATCTTCGGAGATGAAGCTGACGCCCTTAAGCCCGTCGGTCTGAAAATCCCTGAGCACCTGCTCGAAGATCGGCGGGTCATTCACGCCGTCTGCCAGCTGCCTGTAGTAGCTGGTCTGACATTCGAGAAAGAATAGCGCATTGACGGGGTCGTGGCGGTAGTCTGCTTCCTTGAGCCAGCGCAGCAGCGCGTTGTCATGGTTGGACTGGATGACGTTCGACCTGCACCAATCACGACGGACCTTGGATAGGTAATTGGAGCACCCCATCAGTGCCTCTTCCACGTTGTCGGTTCCCGACTGATGGGTCTTGAAGAGGAAGTGGGGGTCTTTGATGTTGTGGTGGTTGCGGGGCGCGAAGTCAGACAGGTCGTGGAAGAACTGGTGCTTGGGCTTCAGCCGGTCGAGCAGGTTGTCCTGGGTGATGACGTTGCCCGTCTCGACATCGTATCCCCATGTGGTCAGCGCGACCTCAGCATCCAGCTTCTCGTGGTGAATGTCGCCGTAATTGAGCGCCTCGACGCGGTGTCCCGTGGTGACCTTGCCACCCTCGACGCGCCGATCTAGATCGTAGAAGCCACCTTCGCTCTCATGCACGCCGTCGGCGATCAGGTGACGGCAGAAGAAGCTGCCATCCGGCATGAGCTCAACCAGCACCGCGCCGATCTGATGGTGGAACCCAGCCTTGATGCCGGCCTTCTTCTGGACGTAATTGATGTGGGTGACGCAGCCGGTGGTCATCAGCTGTTTGGACGGCGAGAACTTGGCGGTCGGAATGGACTGAAGTTGGATCTTCGCGTGCGGAAAGATGCCCCACTTGTTGCGCGTGTAGACCTCGAAACCCGAAAGAGGGCTGGTCGCTGTGGGGTTGATGTTCATCTCGCCGCAGAACAGCAGCCGGTCGCCAAGCTGATACTGGTGGTGGGTGATGTATCCTCGGACGCGGTCCATATACCAGCCGCCCTTGCTAGGGTCGTGCTCTTCGAACAGGCTCTTGTTGTAGGTGAATCCGCTGATGATGATCTCGCAGTCACCGAGCCAATGCGCATAGGCTTCCAGGTTGGTCAGGAAGTCAACGTGAACCAGAGTCTCGTCCTGGGCCGAGCTCAGGATGAAGTAGCGAGGCTTGTCAGGGTGCGAGGGAATCTTTATCGGCTCGATCCGGTCGCGCTTTTGATACTGAGGCTCCTGCGGCTCGTTGACCTCGTTCTGAGCCTCTTCCTTGCGGCCGGTGCCAACTCTACTGACGAGACTGGGGACGTTGGGGTCGCCCTGCAAGGCGCGCATCTCACCGGCCCTGTTGCGAACTGTCTTGACGCTAATTCCCAGTTTGGCCGCAACGTGCGCAAGCGATGGGAAATGCTCGACATCGTTGTAAATGTCGGCAAATTCTTGGTCATGTGCTCTCAATTGAATTGCCCTTGTGTGTGTTTTGCGTGCTATGCACGCGAGCGCACAGCAAAGCGCTGCGCCAACTTCACATCATACCGGTTCTGGGCGAAAGCAGGCCCATTGTAGCCACGCGCAAAACCCCTCCAGTCGTTGCGACGAAGCTTTTCGGCCAGGCCATTGACCTCGACAAACTCGATGAACGCCTCAAGCTGTTCGGCGACCGACAGCGACTGCTGATATGCAAAATCCCACGCCGACTTATAGCCAAGCGATCGCCAGTTCTGACCGAGAACCTGGAAGCCACCATAAGAGGCAGACGAGAAGCCGGCGTCTACGTCCAGGGCCACCGCATCAAGCAGCTGTTGATACCGCATTGCTTGACTTCGCGGATAGAGACTCCTGTTCCAGCGCAGCGAAGAGATCGAGGGGTGAGAGCGATCGAAGCGACGGCGGGTATGTCGCGAGAAAATGTGAGGCTCAAACAGAATTGTCGGCCGACCGTCAATGAAAGGGTCGCCAGCAGCCTCGACATCATAGATCGTCCAGACATGAGCGGGCGTAACTCGCAGACGACTAGCCATTGCCTCAATGTCCGATCTGGTAACCGGCGTGTCCGGTCCAGCAGTCAGAACGCGCATTGCGGCCGCCTTGGTTTGTGGGCCGATAATACCATCGACCTTGATGTTCTCGCCCTTGAGGACTAACTCGCGCTGAAAATGCTGAGGGGTCACTTCAAATCATCCGTGTTAATTGGGTTCGAGGTGTCGCCGACGTTCTTACCGAAGGTCGGCACAAAGGTGCGCGCCACATGGGTCGCAACCTTGATGGGATTCTCTGCAAACTGACGAGATGCATTGACAATGCCCGAAAGCATATTCTCGGTAATCACCGCAGATACGCCGCAAATGATGTAGATATACTCGCTGTCGCCCCAAATCTGCCCAGCAACCCAGGAGCCTGCGCCACCAAGCACACAGCCGATCAGAAGCGACCACCAGTTGCGTTTGACGCCAGACAGGATGGACTGAAGCAGAACAAGAATTGCCCCGCCGGTAAAGGTCCACATGGCGTGGATGAGTTCTGCGTCAGTGAGATTGACTAGCACGGCGCTTGCTTCCCCAGAGATACTTGTCCGTAGGCCCAATCTCCTTTGCCAGAGTGTAGGCAACGAACATGTGGGCGATGGTCAGAAGAACGCCCATGGTGGCGTGAATAGCCATCCAGATGTGGGTGTCGTGGTTGCGGTAGCCCCAGTGGTAGTTGATGCCGTAGTTGGCGATCATACCCGAGTGGAGAATCGAGAAGATCGTCGAGCAGACGACCCAGAGGTAGAGAATGGCGTTTCGCTTCCCCAGAAAGTAGTCCTTGACGTCGAACTTCCAGTGCTGACCGTTGCCAACGGCAAGAATGCCACTGATCGCGGCTAGAGACGAAAAGATCAGGGCGATGTATACCATCATGGAAATCTCCGTGAGGTTCTTGGTTGCGCGGGTGGTGGCGGATCGCCGCCACCCATCAGCATGCAAATCCACACCAGAGCAAACAGGATTACGAAGAGCTGCAAGCTCTCAAATGTTCCTGGTTCGGAGATGTGCATGCGTGTCATGTGGCACGAACTATAAACCCTATGCGTGGCTAGTGCAATAGGTCTAATATATCGCGCGAATCACCTGCGAAGAAACAGTCTAAATTATTCAAAGAGGCAGTGAATCAGCTCGAAACCACCTCAATCGGCAGCGTATCGAACTTGGTAATTTCAGATCACGGGTAGGCGCAGACCTCATCCGGCCCGCACTGCTCTTCTTCGCGCGGGGGTTGCGGTTCGCCGGGGCCAGTCGGGGCGGCGGGCGGCTCGCAAGCGGTGAGCAATGCGAGGGCGGCGATCAGAATAAGCTGCTTCATTTTGGATACTCCTATGCAGATGCGGTTGCGGTGCCGCTGCTGATCCGTAGGATGGGGCTTGCCCCGATCACCGTCTCGATCGCATCGAGCGAAGCATTGCGAGCGGCAGTCGAGAATTGGAAAGCCATGTTTTAGTCCTTTCAGTTTGAGATGTTACAGGCTTCAATCGCCAGCAGGCACGGGCGGCGAGGCCACTTGAGCAGCGACAAGGTAGGTTTCGTCGGATTCGGGGTCTTCGCCCGCTGCCGGCCATTCCATCCCAGGCGGCGGGGCGATCTGCATGTCTCGCAGCAGCGCCTTGCACATATTGGTGCCCCGCTCGCCGCCGAGCCGATGGAAGCCCATCGTGTTACAGAAAGCGATGAGGCGATAGGCCAGTTCGCGGCCTTCGGTATCGAGGTCATCGCGGAAGGCATACAGCGCCTCAGCGGCCGTGACCGCCGCATCGACCGGGCTGAGTTTCCTGGTCGCTTCCTCAAGGCTGTCGATCAGCCGCTGCGGAAGCTGAAGCGAGCCCAGCGCGATATTGCGGTCATAGGCTCGCAGCGCCGAAAGCGCATCGCTGTGGCTGGTGAAGTGGGTCATATTCATCTCCTGTATTGTCGATGATGGTCACATCGAGCTTGTCGTTCATGGTGCTGATCGCGCCCGCGCACGTTGTATGGCGCAGGCTCTACATCACGGGTAAGCGCACACTTCATCAGGTGCGCATTGTTCCTCCTCGCGGGGAGGACGCGGCTCATCGCTGCCGTTGGCCGGTGCGGGCGGCTCGCAAGCGGTGAGCAATGCGAGGGCGGCGATCAGAATAAGCTGCTTCATTTTGGATACTCCTATGCAGATGCGGTTGCGGTGCCGCTGCTGATCACAAAGCGGACATTGCCGCTGCTGATCCGCAGGATGGGGCTTGCCCCGATCGCCGTCTCGATCGCGTCGAGCGAGCGAGGCGGGCGGCAGTCGAGAATTGGAAAGCCATGTTTCAGTCCTTTCAGTTTCAAATCAGTTGGCGATGGTGTTCACCTGTGCCAATCGCCGTAGATGCAGTGATTGATCTCGTGCCCGTCCCATTCAGGCAGGTAGCGAACGCGGCTATCCAGCTTGTAGATCGTGCAGGTGCCGTCCGGACTGACGCGAGCGAAGCCCATCAGTTCGCGACCGGGCTCGACCTCGGGGCCGATACGGCGCAGCTCTGCCACCGTGGGCACCAGCACCACCTTCACGCGCAGATCGGTCTGCACCCATGTCGGCTCGCCGAAGGCGTAGCCATCGCTGGCCTTGGGGCTGTCGCAACTGGCCAGCACAACAGCGGCGGCGAGAGCGAGGAGCGTCCGTATCATTCGTCGCCCCAGTCGCCGGCGACCTTCGCAGACCGCCTCGCGACCTCGAAGTCACATTCAGCGCGGCGCTTGCCCCTCACCGTTGCCGCGAGATCAGTGAGGTCCAGACCGAGCGCGGCGGCCTCTTCAGCAAGGAGGCCCGCCGAGAGATCGTAACCGGACAGGATAAGGGTCGCCTCGATAGCCTTCTGAAGGTGCACGCTGCGGATGTGCTCGGCGCTCACCATCCGGTAAGGGCAGTCCGCAAGCTCATCGTCGCCCGCAGGGCCTATCACTTCGCACCCTGCATAACCTTCGATCTGAGCTTCCTCGACAAAGAGGGTTTCACCCTCGTAGATAATCTTGATCAACATAGTGGCCTCCTAGGCAGACATGGTCAGAGTGCCGGAAACGGTGTGCGACACGGTGCCCGCCCCGGCTGAGCGGCGGGCCCTCACGCGGCAGCGCTGGTTGGAACCTGCGGTGATTGTCTCGGTGCGCGTGAAGTTCGCGACTCCCGAAGACCGGAACCAGCGCCTCAACTCGGCGTCGTAGAACGCATCGGTATTGACGGTCACCGCAGCGCCCATCTGGACCCAAGCCGACCCATTCCAGCGCTCGGCGATGACTTCGATGCTCGATGTGCTGTCCTCATTGTTGGGCGGGCTGAAGGTCAGATTGACCTCCACGGTCTGGGTGGTCGTGGCCGAGGTAAGCTGAAGCTCGTTCGAGACCGACACGAAGCTCGTGGACGAGAAGGCCGTGAAGCCGCTGGTCTGGGTGGCAGTCGCTGGCCCGCCCGAAACCGGCGCACCCGGCGCAGCGAAAAGCTTGGTCAGCGTCACGAAATCCGAAACGGTCCCGCCGCCGAAGCTCGCAAAGACCTCGACCTGCACGCTGTTGCTGTCGAGGCTGTTCAGCGTGAGAGTGCCCACGCCTGCGCTCACCGTCATGGTCCGGTCGGTCTCCGAGGCGGCAAAGCCGTTCACGCTGCCTTCGATCACCCGGTAAAACCATGTGACGCCGCTTGTGATCGACCCGGCCTGATTGCTTAGCTGGAACGTCAGGTTTGCCGGCAGCTGCGCCGAAGGATCAAGGGTGCCTGTTGACGTATAATTGAACGACGCCGACTTCGGCCCAGACAAGAACAGGGACACATCGGCGAGCGAGTCCGCGCGGCCGGGCGTATAGCGCGGTGCGGTGGTCTGGCCTGCCGCCACCTTGGCAAGCATCGGCTCGGTGAAGAAGATGTAGGGATCGCTTTCGCCCGTGCCCAGCATCCGCATCATCGG